ATTTCTCGAATAGTTCCATCCACTTTTTCAAATGTGATATTCATTCTCGCTGTTTTTAAATTATCCAGTAACCAATTCTTTTCAATATCTTCTACAAATTGTAACTTTGGAATTTCTAAAAGTGTATTCATAAATATCTCCCATTTAATTTGATTCAAACATTATATCAAATTATAATTGGCATGTCAATGTATCATTTGTGATTTTTCAAATGTATTTAAATTTTCATCATAATCATCGGGGTATTCGTCTTTTACGATATTCCTATTCTTAATTTTATTAAGAATTGTGTCCACAGAATTCATATATATGTCCAAATAAACTTCATCCAAATTTCCCATAGATAATATATGACTTGCATGAATTTTAAATTCTATACTATCCGAAAATGGATTCATTGCAACTAACATAATCTTATTTGTATCTGGCATCATAATTGGTTTTGTTGGATTATGAAATGTGTAAAATTCACTTTCATCTAATTCGTCATCCATCTCTGATATAATTACTTGACTATTGATAAGTGTTGCAGTTACAAAAATTGTCAAAATATTTCCTAATTAGTTATTATATCCTTATTTATTCACTTAATATTAACTTTTATAATCTCAATATCAAAACCTTCATTTTTATAATGTTCTAATCTTTCTTTAAAATGTCGCATCATGTGATTGTATCTACCATCATGGGTCATATCATCCACCAAGTCATAAACTACTGCATTAGTTTTATTCTTATTTTTTCTTAACATTCTTCCAATAGATTGCAATACTCTAACTTTTGATTTAGCTGGAGATGCAAATATTAAATTATTAAGATTTGTAATTGAAACCCCTGTGGATAGTAATCCATATGACCCCATTAAATTACAATTAGTGACTGTTTCTAGATGTTCTTTTACAAACAATTTCTCATCTTTATCTGTGTCTCCTGTTAATAAATATGTTTTTTTATTATTTTTTTTATCAAAATTCTCTTGTAATATTTTTGCATGTTTTTCTACAAATCGTATCAGTATTAAATTATTTCCCCCCAATTTGTCTGATAGGTTTGTAATAAAATTGTTTCGACTGTCACTACCAATGATTATATCCAGTTCATCCGAATATTCCATTCCAGAAACCAAATATCGCATCTCATCCGAATATTGCAAAATAATACATTTGATTTTTAATTTAGCAGCATAACCACTATCTATCAATTCTTTGGTTGATACAATTTTTTTGATAGTTCCAAATAATCCTAGTAATTTTAACTCATGAATTTTACTATCATGCAATGTACCAGTAAACCCCATTTTATATTTTGCATTGATAGTTTTTTCTACGATAGTAGCCATTGTTTTTGCATCTGCACCATGCACTTCGTCAACTAAAATTGCATCAAATTTTTCCAAATATTCAGATAAATTTTCTTTTGGGATTGCAGATATTGAATCGCGCGTGGATATATAACATGACTTTGGTGAGGTTTTTGCATAGCCAGCAGTAATAGTATGATAGTTTGGTTCAATCTCAAACTCATCATTCTTTGCGTATGCCTCAAAATCCGCATAAATTTGAGATACTAATAACACTGTAGGAACAACTATAAGAACCTTTTTATCCGATTCTATTAAAATTCTGGATATTGCATATAATATTAAAGATTTACCTGCATTTGTTGCAGCTATACATATTCTTCTTTGCCCTAATAAACATGTTAAAATAGCATTTAATTGATATTCCCTCAGTTGCCTATCATCTGGCAATTTAAACTCGTCCAGTGCTTCCAAAATGCCGTTCTCGGTGTATTCTGATGTAGAGTTTTCAAACCCCTCGAATGTAAATTGATGATATCCAAGTTCTTTAAACTTTAAAATGACAACTTTCAATAATCCACTAAGAAAATTTCCATTCTTAGTGTTTATCATTTTAATTACACCATCCCACCCCTTCTTACCTTGAGGTGTGTATTGATAATTTTTTTGTACAAATTTAAATTGTTCTGAAATTTCTTCTAATGCTGATTTATCGCATACTATTTTTATATATGTTTCATTGAGCTTTACAAATTTAATCATAATTGATGTCTATATATCTATAATTCATTTTAATTAATTTCAATTATTAGATTATTATCAAATCCATGCCGATTTTCTCGACCATTATTATATCCATATGGATTGCATACTAAATGTGTTTCTTCAAACATAAAATTGCAAGATGCATGTGTATGCCCGAAAAACCACTTGTCTACCAATCGAATTCTATTTTCTTGATTGGATGCAAAGTATCCATTTAAAATTGAACCCTCAAATTTTTTATCTACACATTTAATGGAAGGTAAGAAATGCGATAGGCATACTTTAGTTTTTCCATTTGTATTTTTTACCCAATGGTCAAAGTTTTTATTAAATAGATTATACTGTTCTAATACATCTTCGGCATTCCACAATCTACCATTTCTTGTAATATATAAAAAATCGGCAATATTTCTCGTAGAATCTTGAATTACATATGGTCTATCATTATAGCCATATAACTCAAAATCTGTCCACATCGTACCTCCAAATAGAGTAATATTACCAATGTCAATAGATTCATTATTGAGATATTTATAATTCGGCAAAAATTCTTCAAATGATTTTAGTGTTCTATGAACTTCATCGAAATCGCTATGGTAAAATTCATGATTACCCGCAAGCATAATAATTTTAACATGTTGCGGAATTGTCATTAAAAAATCCAAATGCCTATTCTTGGTGTGAATATCCCCCAATAATAATAGAATACCTTCATCCATAGATTCATATTGAAAGTTATTACCTTCAATATGTGTATCGCTTATTAATCTAAACTTCATTTATATTTCCCCTAAATATCTTTCACAAAATCATAAAATTTAGCTTCTGGTAGTTTTGGAATATACATCCAATGAGATACATACTCTATATCTAGCAATTGTACCTTAAAATCCCCATCAATACATGCAACATCACATTTTCTAGTTTGATAATATGGATTAAGTCTTGATGCTACGATAATATCAACAAATAAATTTTCAGTCGGCATTTTATTATTACATTCAATATAATTCATTTATACTCCACTTTCATATTTTATTACATCGATGGCATTTTTCAAAACAAATGTTCTCTGATTAATTGACTGTAAAATTGATTTTACAAATTCAACCTTATCTTGTTGTTCCATTATTTTTAATTTTTTATCTATAATGTCTTGGTCGGAATCTACAACCTTTTGGATATCGCTTTTTGGAACATGCCCATCAAATTGAGTCCAACCCATCGTATCTAACGCTGTCTTCCCCAATTTACCTGTATATAGATAAATTTTGGCTAATTCATAATTTTTAAATTTTTCAGATTCTTTATTCAGCAAATTCTTTTCAGTCATATATATTTCATAATATTTACTGTGCATCATTGGGCATTTTAAAGATTCTACAGTCAAATCATATCTGTCAATTTTACTATCTACTCGCCACATATCTTGAATATCATCTAGTTTCATATTAAAACTCCATTAATTTATATCAGGATTATATCAGATAAATATGATTTTAGCAAGAGCGATAAATGAATAATGTATTAGTAAAGTGTTTTGAGGGGATTGGTGATAATATATATACACTCCCATTTGTAAAAATATTAGCAAAATCCAATCAAGTGTATATTAAAACCCCATTGCCAAAAATATTTAAAGATGTACCTAATATTAAATTTATAAAATTTGATGATATCACATACAGAACCCAACAAAAATCTCTAATAGATGACGATACTATTTATTCAATCCTACCTAAGAATATTTACAAAACATATACCCCCCAATACGCTGGTAAAGAGTTATTAGAAAATTCGATTGTGGGGTCGTTTTATAAACAATTTGACATACCATATCACACCACAATTGAATGGAAATTGCCATCATTTAAATCCGAATTGGGTAATTTTTTAAATAAAATACCAAAAAATAGAAAAATTGCAATCATACGTCCAGCTACCATTCGAAAAGAATGGCGAGTTTCGACTAGAAATGCTAATAGTAATTATATTGCATGGTGTTGTAAGATATTAAATGAAGCTGGGTATTATACGATTGCAATTGCGGACTTAAGTGCTGGTGAGGAGTGGTTAGCGGATAATATAGACGTACCAGCAGAATTAAAATTATATAAAGGTGAGTTGGGTATATATGGTACATTAGAACTATTAAAACATGCAGAAATAGTAATAGGTGGAAGTGGATTTTGCATCCCAGCAACTGTATCTAGTGATACCAATTTATTCTTAATATTGGGTGGTAGATTGTTATATGATGGTATAAGCAAAACACTGCATCCTTCGATGAATCTAAATAAAATAGGAATAGCATACCCCGATTTACCTTGTAAATGTTCTTTAAATGAACATAACTGCAATAAATCAATATCCACCTTAGATGTTGATTTTTTTAATTTCTTGAGAACAGTAAATGACAATACACAATAAAATATTTGATAATTCAAACCATGAATATACAATAACAGAAACTAAAATTAATGAATATCAGACATTAAAATTTAATCACGAACTTGGTATTGGCTTTCTAAATCCACCAGAAAATAGTGATGAAATATATGATGTGGATTATTGGGATAGATATAGGGGTATGATGCATACGGAAATTGGTAGAAATTTAAATCAATGTAGAATTGATATTGCTAATAAATTTAAAGTTAATCCATTACAACTATTGGATATAGGTGTCGGAAATGCCCAATTTGTGGATACGTTTGGGTGTAGGGGATTTGATATTAATCCCATGGCTATTGAATATCTTAAATCTACAAATAAATATATCAACCCATATACGGAATCCTGTAAATGGAAATGGATGAGTTTTTTTGATAGCTTAGAACATATTGTAGATTCATCGGAATTATTAAGTAAAACTCATAATGCAATTGTATCAGTACCTATTCATCAAAATCTTGAATCATTATTAATTTCAAAGCACCTAAGACCATCCGAACATTTTTGGCACTTTACTGTTAGTGGGATGTTACATTATATGAATCACTTCGGATTTGATTGTAAGTATTATTCTACAATAGAATCAAAATTGGGGAGACAAGATATTGGCAGTTTCGTATTTAAACGGGATTGACGAGTGAAATATCAACAGTTGGGTATTCTATTTCCCGAATGAATACCCATTTATTTAATATAATTTTGTTTGGATTTTTAATTAGTGCATAGGCTATATTTTTTGTCATTAACTTTTTCATTTCATACAGTCTACCGACATAGTATGTTTTTGTTATTACATTCTTGAAAAAATATAATTGAGGCTTAATTTTTTGTACGGATGATTTTTTGATTGATTCTGGTGTTAATTTAAATTTACATTTATCATTAGTCAGTCTAGTATATCCCCGATATGTAGGTTGTTTATTAAATATCGATTTTATAGAATTGTAGTTTGCATTAACTAAATTTGAAAATTCTTTCATTGATACGTTTTTGATAATATTACCATTAAAATCCATAAAATCATGTAGAATTGTTAATGTTGTAGATATCCTTTTCTTATTTTTTAAACTTCTAATTTTTCCATAATTGTGAGAAGATTCTCCACATTTCCCATAAAAATGATGACCTACTCCGCCTTTACCATAATGTGGGGACAATTCACCAATCTTACCATACATTGGATTATCCTCACCTCTCAATACGGAATTTTTATGCGACTCCCTCCATTCCACACCCCACACCCTACCGTAATTATGATTCAAATCTCCAGTCTTACCGTAGTTTGAGTTATTCTTCCCAGAACACTTTTCTGAAATTATTTTACGAGTTTTTTCTGAATGTTTTCTACCAAACATTGGATGAGATTTTCCCCTCAATCTTGGGTGATTGGTTTGAGTATACCAATCCAGTCCATTTTCTAGAATTAAATTCATCCATGATTCATTATTAACAATATCAAATGATTTGGACATTGAAATTGCATCTGCAACCAAATCAAATATGTTATCATACAATTCATACCACAATGTTGTAACATATTTTATACCATGATGCTTGATATGGGACTTCCATTTTATACCAGAACCTTTATACTTAAGCAATTCAACTTCAGTTCTTTGGCATTTACCAAAATATAATTTACCAGTAATTGTGTGCTGTTTGATGTATAGATAAGTTGGTCTAAATACCATTGTTGATACTCCTCTAAAGTATTAAAGCCTATGGGAATTCCAGTTCCGCGATAGGTTTTTTTGTTTTGAATTTTAAATTGTATTTATTAATGAAATATCATGGCGCAAAAACGCAAATGAAACCTTACACTTAATTGGCTCAGCTTCGATTGCTTGTGTATTAAAAGTAATTTCATCAATTTTAACTGGAAAGCAATCTACTAGACTAATTCTCATGTAGGGGTTATTTGCGGAAGTGTATGTGGTTAATGATGCTTGCTCCATATATAATCTTTTATTTTTGAATTGCTCACTTCTAATTGGAGCATAAATACCCATCATCCAATTATATATTTCCAAGTAGCTTTGCATATTTTCAGTAACTAAAAATGATATATCTATATACCCAAAAATTGCTTTATTTCCGACCAATGGTGCAGATGCCATTGGAGTAGGTTGTTCTGCCACATATCCATATATAGATGGAATAGTAAATGTCTGAACATTGGTTGAAAATGCATTAACACCCGCAATATCAAACGATGCCTTAGTATTCAATAAGTAGTCAAGAGAATTATCACTCATTATGGTAAAATCTGCTCACACACTACACATCTTTCTTCTTCATTTGGATTTATAGTTTTTAACATCCAAATCGCAAAACATGATAAAATTGCTTTCATATCAAATATGAAACTATATGGCTTATTCAACTCTTTATTTCGCAAGACTTGTTCTAAATCAAATATCATAGTTTTTTGATTCCACATCCAATATAATATTAACATAATTGCAGTATTCAATATAAATGCACTCACATGGATACTACTTACATACATAATATCCAAAAACCCAAGAGAAGCCCCAATCGGAAATATTACAAAAGTTAATCTGAGCATCTTAGAACAGTTATTAAGTACACCTTGTAACACTATAATTGAGCCAATTGTAATTATTAGCAATTGTATGGATAAAATGTATATTAATATTAATTTAAGCATTATCTTACCTATTTATTTTCATCATTATAGTTGTTGATGATTGTTGTTTTATCTTTTAAAAATATATCTTTAACAAACCCAATAATTTCTTTAGGGTTATTTTTTAACGTATCCATAATAGACATCAGTATAGATATAATTGACATTCCCAGTAATCCAAGTAAAAATGCAATTGCATAATCTACCCTAGAACTAACATTAAAGTAGTCTGATAGTATTGGTGTAAATATATACGCAGATGATATACCAGCAACAACTGATACTATCATCATAATTGCACTATCATCTCGCTTTGAGGCTGTTCCAATAAAAGAACCAATTATTGCTGCCGATATAATTCCGATAGATTCTTTTATAGATTCCAATTGCATTTCCTAAAATATTTTTTGATTATTCTTCTTTAGTATTTAGTCTATTAAAAATCTTGCATTGTAAAGTATTGTATGTTATAATCAAATTTTTATTATTGAGGATTTTTAATTATGGAAAATACCAACACACATTATATTACCTTAACAAACAATCAAGCATATTTTCTTTATACATTTATGAGTAACATGTCAACAGATGATTATAGATTAATGATTGAAAATAATTATTATTATGATGAATTTAATAAAAAGATATTATTAGATTTACTTGAAGATGTTAATAATAATAATAATAATAATATTTACAAAGAAAAAGATATTACCTACGACATTTGGGAAAAATTGCATAGATTGGACATTATGCATCCCAAAAAATCTAAAGTTATTAAATATCAATATCTTTATAAAGATTTCGAATACGATATTTCATGGAAAATTACAGAGCATTTATCATCGGCAGAAGAAGATAATATGGTAGCAACTTACCCAAATAGAGTTACGAAAATTCTTGACAATACTCGTATAGAGGAATAATAATGGAAAGAAAATTAGCAACAATTAGAACAATTAACAATTTAGAACCAATCGATGGTAAAGACTTAATTGAATTGGCTACACTAGATGGATGGCAAGCAATTGTTAAAAAAGGCGAATACAGTATTGGAGATTTAGTAGTATATTGTGAAATCGATTCATTCCTACCCGTAAGAGAAGAATATGAATTTCTTCGTTCACGCTGTTTTAAATCTACTAAGAATCTTGGTGATGGATTTCGTATCAAATCTATGAAAATGGGTGGTGTGCTATCTCAAGGTTTAGTATTACCCTTAAGTATTATGGGAAAAAATAATTACTTAAAAGGGTTTATCCCCCCAAACAAATGGGTAAAAGATATTACCAATTGGCAGATTAATGGGCGTGGGGTCTTTGTAGCTCATGAAGTCGGTTCTGATTGTACAGAATTTTTGGATATTCAAAAATATGAGAAACCAATTCCTGCAAATTTGGCAGGTAAAGTTCGTGGAAATTTTCCTAGCTTTATTCCCAAAACTGACCAAGAAAGAATACAAAATTGTTTCCCTACATTACAAAATAAATATATGGAATATACTTGGGAGCGTACTGTAAAATTAGATGGTTCTTCTATGACAATCTATTGCAATTTAACAGAAATTTCTCATGAAGGTTGTGGTCGCCTTTGGTATCATGAAGGTGTATGTTCTCGCAATCTAGATTTAAAAATTGAAGATAATGATGGTAATGCATTTGTTGAAATGTGGAAACAATTGCATGGTAGTATCTATCATTACTGTGTATCATATAACCGACCATTAGCATTTCAAGGTGAAATTATGGGTTCTGGTATTCAAGGTAATCGTGAACAATTAACAGAACATACTTTCTATTGTTATGATATTTTTGATATCAAAAAACAAGAATATCTATCAAGTAAAGAAAGATTGGAAATTCTATCTTAATTAAATATTGAATCATGCCCATTACTTGACTATATTAAATTTAATTCTGATATTACAATCAAAGAGCTATTAACAATGAGTGATATATCATCAATTAATCACCCAATAGCCGAAGGGGTGGTCTACAAGTCAGTAGAAAACCCTCAAGTAAGTTTTAAAGTAATAAATAATAAATTTCTCATTCAATCAGAAGAATAACATTTGATTGCTTTACTATGGGAGTTGTGATTCAAGAATTTAAAATAAAGGATAATTATGAATGATAATTTGGGAGACCGCATGAAATTATATGAAGGAATGGAAACTAATAGAAAGTTCATTCCTACATTACCCGTAGTTGCAAGAATTGATGGAAGGTCTTTTAGTAAA